TATCACATGCAGGGTTTTGGTCGTACTCCGATCGCCGTATTAAAGAGAATATAACAACAATAGACACGAAAGAAGCACTTTCAAAAGTTAACAAACTAAAACCCGTAGGTTATATAAGAAAAGATAATCGAAGACACGATCTTGGATTTATCGCTCAAGAAGTTCAGGAAGAAATACCAGAAGCGGTGAGAATGACCGCGGGATATGTCGGAGATATATGTGAGTATGGAACAATCTCAGATAAAAAACTATTCTGTGTCGCGGACGAAGATAATCCAACTACTGCGTATCAATACACTTTTACAACATTTGCCCCACTTCCGGGGACGATTGATACATCCAATGCGTTTGTTTTTCAGATTGAACACAAACCAGACGGTACAATTGACGACGGGATTAATGCAGAAACTATAGACGCCGTTTACAACCCAGATGATTGTGGTGAAGTAGAAGGTGATGGCACTATATTTAAATTTATAGTTGATGAAGGCGGCGCCACTGATATTATAGATGAAAATGAAGACGGTGTATTTAGAATATTTGGTACGAGGAAGTACGACTTCCTCGTGCTTTGTTCTAATGAGATAGTATCATTGGTGACAGCTTCTGTCCAGGAAGTAGATAAACAGAGGCTACAGGATTTGGAGAGATTAAATGAATTACAGGCTAAATATGAAGAGTTTACAAAGAGAGTCGATACATTAAGGGGAAATTAACTTATCTTTAATGTCGCTATATTGAAGAACATAAAATCGAGACTCCTTAGTACTGGGATCGGTTATAATGCGTTTTTGCATCCGATGCTTGCCATCAATCAATCTATATTTGCGATTGGCTGGGTTGGATGCTCCTTCGACTATAACTGGTGGTATTGTAGGATCACACCTGGCATAACGAAAACCTATACAACAGGCGCAATTATATCCAAGTAACGAGTGGTCTAGATCATACCCCTTCCAACCTATTTCGTCGTGGGGTATAGTAACTATTTTATCGACTGTCAACAAATCGGTAATGTCCCTGAGTAATAATATGCGGTCTTTGCCATCAATCCTCCAATCACCATATCTTGAGTGTGTCGGACCTCTACATTCATGTACTCCATGAGCCAGGGAAGGAATGGAGGTCATGTTTTGATATATTAATATATTAAAAATCCAATACTTTTTCGATGTGTATCACTACTTATGTAATGCCATAATTTGCCCTGCTTTGGTATGGTAAAATCATTTACATACCAACCCTTTTTATCATACCTGGTGATGACCCGGTCTGTATCTTTATCATAATATTTAAAACAACTTTTACCTTCTTCTTCCGCCCACGTTAGATATACACGTCTACCCGGAACATTGCTGTTCGTATGCCATCCACATACAGAACCCGGTGGCATATAAAATGTACCACGATGCTTCACAAGTCGTGATCCTGTATACTGGGATAATTTATCACATATGCGGTCGATGACTTCAACCCCAAACTTATGATCGTATGACGTTCTATTGTTATATATATCTCGACCAGGATATTGGTAATCAACCACACCACTCCGCATATATTTATCGAGGACTTCATCCGGATTCGCCGCTCTTGGTTTTTCTGGGTCATATTTTAATTTAATATACTCCGAATTATCCCAATCTAATTTATCCAAGAGATCCAATTCCTCCTTAAGTAATTCAATCATATAATTACATATGCTAATATTTTTAATATGATTTAAATCTCCAAGACAGCTTAAAAAAAACTCTCACTATAATATAAAAAATGTCTGGTGGTATCGCCCAACTTGTTGCTGTCGGTGCTCAGGATGCGCACCTCGTCGGTCAGCCAGAAATCAGCTTTTTTCGCTCTACCTACAAGCGACACACAAATTTTTCCCAAACTGTGGAACGCCAGGTGATCCAGGGGAATGTCTCCAATGGGGGTATGTCCACTGTTCGGTTCGAAAGAAAGGGAGATCTCCTCAGTTATGTTTACCTTGTACCCAACGACGGATCCGCCGCCCAGGGGTACAGTGCTGCCGACTGGCGCACAAAAATTGCCAAGGTAGAACTCCTAGTTGGGGGTCAAGTCGTTGATGATCAGGACTCCACTTACTCTACCCTCATCGCCCCAGTACTCTCCGCTACAAACGCGTCCAAGTCGGTTTCCGGTGATCTTAACGCCGGTGCCAGTACTTCCCGATTTTACCCCCTTCGTTTTGCTTTCTGTGAAAACCTCCAAACCGCCCTCCCTCTTGTTGCCCTTCAGTACCATGACGTGGAACTTCGAATTACATGGGGGTCCGCGGCTGCCAGCGATAAGTGGGACATATACGCCAACTACGTCTACTTGGACACCGATGAGCGTGAACACTTCGCCAGTACTCCACAAAACATGATCATTACCCAAGTCCAAAAGGCGACCGCCTCCCTTGGCAAGATCCAAGAACTTAACTTTAACCACCCAGTGAAATATCTCGCTGCGGGTAAGGTGTCGGCGCTTGGAATACTCAACAATGATAACAAACTCAAGCTTCAAATCAATGGAACTGATGTGTCGGACTTCAAGTTTGCCGATCCAAACTTCTCTCACGTCCCACTCTATTACAACACAACCAACGCGTCCAAGCCAGCGACTCTCAAGACCCTTTTCTTGTATCCATTCTGCTTGGAAACTGGTAAGTTGCAGCCTACAGGGACCCTAAATTTCAGTCGTCTCGACTCAGCTCGCATCGTTAATGATACTCGGGATTGTGATGACGACATTTATGCGGTCAATTACAACATTTTGCGCGTTGAGAACGGCATGGGCGGTCTCCTTTACAGTAACTAAACTCTCCGTATTTAATAAAGCATATGTGGAACATAGTTTTCCTCCTCGCCATCGTTTTTGTATTGACGTACGATCCAAAATCCAGGACACTTGAAAAGTTTGTCGGTCAACCCACACAACCAACTCAAAAGTCCTGTGAACCTACGCATTACGAAGCCGTACAATTTGCCCAAACACCATATGAATGTCCTCCACCAGGCAGGACCTATATGGGTACTCTTACTTAAAAAGAAGGGGTGTTTATAATTTATAATGATTCCAATGGATCGCGAAACCCTTATGATGGTCGCCACAATTGTGGCGATTGCGGGTGTTATCTTCTTATTCAAGGAAATGAACAAGGCTAAATCTGATGTCGAAAACCTTAAGAAGTTTTCAGCTCATCTCATACACCGTCTCAGTGCACCCGAACCAGAATCCGAACCAACAGTTGAAACTGAACCTGAAAATGACGGGAACGTTACTGAAGGAAATGGAGAAGAATAAACATATTCATTTATTATAACTTGCGAATGCGCAATGAAAAAATACAAAGCTATAGCGATACCGGTCAGTTTTGTCGATGAAAAGCCTAAGTTTCTAACTGTGAGGGATCGGCGTTTTAAGGATTGGATTTTTGTTACAGGGGGGTGTAGACGGAGGGAGATTTTCAATCCCCTTCGTTGTGCTCTCCGGGAACTAGAGGAAGAGACCAGGGGGGTGGTTTCTCTAAAAAATGGCGAGTATACAGAGTTTAAATTTACAGTCAAAGAGAGCCCAACAGTTGAATTGGAATATAATGTTTTCATCTTCTTTGTAAACTATACTAAATCCCAGCAACAGGCACTCGTAAGAAAGTTCTACGAGGAAAAACAAAAAACACATATCAAAAAAATTAACAAGCAACCAATAAAGAAAACTTTTGACGAGAATGATTACATGAGCTTTGATACCCTCGAGGAGTTCAATTCTCGTAAGCGATGGTCACGCATCGTGGACAATGTTCTCAAAAATCCAGAATTTTACTCGTGTGTGAGTTCCCTCAATAGAAAAACATTCTCTATTAAGTAGAATGAAGTCAAAGGCTTACATTTTAATGCAGATAGGAGAACTACTCAAAACAAACAGAGGTCTCTGTCCGGAAGAGGTAGAGGAGTGGATAAAGGAAAATGAAAATAAGAAAGTGTATGAACTTCTTGTTATCAAAAAAGAACTCGCAGAGTCACCTAAAGAATACGCAGATGTTTCTTTTATGAGGTGGTTTAGAGGTTAGACGCGATACAAAGGTATGTTTAAACGGTGGTGTATTCAACAAAAAATTAACAATGCAACCAATCTATCACATGTGCTCATGGACGGTGGCGTCCTTTCCGTGCCATTTGATAAATTGAATGAGTTTCACGAGAAGTATATAGAGGCTGTCAAGTCTGGCGAACAACTGTTTGTCGTCGAACAGAAGACTCCAAATTATAACTTCTTTGTGGACATTGATTATAAAGATACCAGATCTCTCACGATTGTGGAGATTCAGGATATATGTAAGATCATTTGTGACAAGGTAAAGCGCCACGGTGGCAAGGATTGTCTAATTTCTGTGTCACCCCCGAAGATGGTTGGACGATATACGAAGACTGGGGTTCATCTCAACTGGCCGGGATTTGTCGTAGATCAGTCATCGGCCATCGCTCTTAGAGAACACATTCTCGTGGCACTCTCAAAGTCTAAAGGTGCGATGGATTGGAATGAAATTGTAGATGCGGCTGTATATGGCAGCGTTCGTAGGAAATCTAAAGGAAGTGGATTTCGTATGCCATGGTCTCACAAGATGGCAAAGCACATGCCGTGTGGTGGCCAGGGTTGTGAGGAGTGTGGAGGTAAGGGTAAAGTTGTACAGGTTGCCTATCTACCCCTATTTATATATAATCATGGTCCCCTCAGTATGCTGAAAAAAATCGATCCTCAGCCAAATCTGGATATCCTCAAAATGTCCTCTATTCGGACCGAGCAACCACAACATATTACAGTGGAGCCGCCATCTTCTGTCATCAAAGAGGGGTCATTCACAGATGCCCAGACAAAGGATGAAATTGAGAACGACGAGCTCAGGGGTCTCATCGAGGACTTTGTTCAGATGAATATGAAGGGACAGTGTGATTCTACGATTACAAAAATTTTCAAACACAAGGAAACCTATCTCGTTTCAACCAATTCGAAGTATTGTGAGAATCTCGAGAGAAGTCATAGTTCGAATCATGTATGGTTTTTTATTAGCGGTTCAAGTATAGCTCAAAAGTGTTTTTGTAGATGTGAAACAATTCGGGGACGCCGGGATGGGTTCTGTAAAGACTTCTATGGTCGCAAGCATACCCTTACCCCCAATATTGTTCAGAAGTTGTACCCCAAAAAGGATGATCTCAGAAAGTGTCCAGAAATCAAAAAATTTGAAGAGAAGCCCCAGATTAAACAGAGTGATGTGAAGCCACACCTGGAATGTTTCATGCAGAAACACATGAAATGTCCAGGTGACATAAGAGTTATAGGAATCACCCAAATAAAAAAAGATTTCGTTGTGTCAACTACATCTTCATATTGTGAGATAATCAAGGGAAATCATGACGGTCATACGATGTCATATGTTATCAAGGGGGGTTATACAATAACACAAAAATGTCCAGTTTGTAAAAGGGTACCAAAGGGGAGTGTAAGCACTCATTGTCTCAGTGGGAGCGTCAAAGAAGCTCTCAAACCGCCACCAAAAAAGTGAAAGATACTTAAAAAGCAGGAGTCTTTATTTATTTAATGGTTCAGACCAGAACACGAACAGGGAGAAAAATAAAGAAGCCGGATCTCTATCAACCAGAGGAAACTGTTCTTGAAGATGATTACTCACCCGAAGAACACGATTCCGATTTAGGATCCGATATTGACACCGAAGACGAATA